GATACGCCTCGTTCGACATGTCTTTGCGCATAACCATTATGCACGCCCCCTTCCATATAATGCAATCAGCAGCGCCTCTGCGCGATGCTCATGCTTCTTTAATTTTAATTCCGACGCCCTATCAGGAAACCATTGCTGCGCCAGACGTCTTGCTGCGTCTTTATCCTTTGGCAAATTCAGCGCGCGCTTCCAATTGACTGGGCCTACCAGCGTAAACCTTGAGCGAGAAAGCGCAACAGTAGATGTGATTTGTCCAAACGCATATCCCAGCTTAAACGTCGAGCTGACGCCCTGCTTTGGCATTGCCTGCTGCCGTTCGATCCAGATGTGATCGACAGCATCACAGCTCATTATAATATCGTTTAGCGCCACGACATCTACGCCGCCCTCGCTATACACCGGCAAATCATGCACCTCAGACCAAGTATCTGTGATGATTGCTACGCCGCCAGTACGATATCCGCAGTCTATGCCAATGGTTACGGGGTCGCTCATAGTTGAGTCCTTATTCAGTTAAAGGTTGCTCAACCACAATATCGTGCTTCGCAAGGAAGTCACGCAGCGCCATTTCCACTGTTGCCGCCTTAGTCATGCGCGTCTTGTCCTTATACAAGTCCAATCCCGCAATCACCTCTGGCCGCACGCGAACCAATAATTGTTGTAGCTCCATTTTCATTCTCCTTCTGTAGCCTGATTGCAACAGCTACAGATAAACATATATCGTGTCAATAGCACTCAGATATAAATTAATTGTTGACAGATATCTTTTAGATAAATTATAAGCAGGTTACGAACAAGCAATGACCAATTAATATTAATAGGAGAATGCATAATGAACCTTACGCATACACATGAATTTTTAATCACGCACATCACCGACAGCGGCACCGGCTTTGGCGTCCGCACCGACAACGGCGAAAGCGTACACATATCGCCGCGTCTGCTCCAGCAGGCGCACGCAAACCTCGACGACATCTGCAAAGGCATCATCGTGCAGAACGCGGTCGAAGAGCAGCGCGAGCGCACGCCGTGGGTTGCCGCCTACGTTCAGGAGCGCCGCGCTGCGCGTGACGTGCTAGGCTTGGCGACTGACGTGCCAGCACAGGCCGTACAAGCGCCCACCGAGGAGCCTGAGCAGGTCGATTGGGCTGACGTCCAGCGCAAGATCATTACGTTCCTACAGAGCGCCGAAGTCACCTACTGCGAGACGGCAGACATCGCTGAAGTCGTTGGCGTGGACACGCGCAAGCTGTCGCAGCATCTCGAAAACATGCACGCACGCGGCGAGATATGCAAAGCGCACGTCAATCAGCGAGCAAACCAACAGCGCGCAACCTTAGTGCTGTGGAGCATTAACGCGGATGTGTACAAATGATCTGCACAACCTGCGACGGAACCGGCTTCATCGAGTTGCCGCGTTTCGTCGATACGCCGGACAGCGATGCATGGACAACGGTGCGCTGCCCAGAATGCCAAGACGAAGACGACTTCGACTGGCGCAATGAAGAAGAGGAAGAGTAATGACTAAGCAAGAAAATATTATTTCGATTGTATCCGAGGCCGTAGAAAAGGCTTGGGATGGATCTGCCAGCGCAAAGGAAGCATCAGAGAAATATCTGGTTATGCTTGAGCAAGATGATGTTTTGCGCGAAGAGGCCACACGCCGCCATTTGGAGCGCATCGCATATTTGGATGTTGTTGCGCAGCCCAGAGGCTACCGCGCACGACTTAAACGTGCAGCGCATCAAACTGTGCTGAGCAAGGGCGAGACATCAACGCCTGCCGTGTCGCTGAAGAACATGGCACCCGCATATGCCAAGGATATGTTCGAGCGTTGGCTGTTGCCGAATACCGGCATCTGCTTGGGCGATGCAACAAGCGAGGATCTTGAGCAGGCGATTATGCACGAAACATCCCGCAGCAAGCACCATGAGGGGCAGCGCAGCTTCTATTCTGCCATCAAGGCCCGCGTCACTGATGATAAAGTCGTCAGAGATGTTTGGAATATCAGCGAAGTCAAAGCTGAGTATGAGCAGGCTTTGGTGGAATAATTTTTAACAGGGGGCCGTGGGAGACACGCAGAAATGCCAAAATCACACCGCCCCCGCCTTGCAACAGGGGGCCGTGGGAACGGCGCAGAAATGCCACCAGAGCAGCGCCCCCGCTTTATTTTGGCGCCACCACAAGTTCGCAGAAATGCCAGCTCTTGATCGCGCCAATGGGAAGGGTCATTGACGAATCTCAGCAATGCCATATCGTCATCACCCTTCCCCACCTTACAACAGGGGGTCATTGAACTTGCGCAGAGATGCCGTAGGAGCCACGCCCCCGCCTTACAACAGGGGGTCGTGAATAGCCCGCAGAAATGCCCACGACGATGCACCCCCACCTTACAACAGGGAGCCACGCAAATGACGCAGAAATGCCAAGAAGCCCACGCCCCCACTTTATTTGGTGCCGATCAGAACCCGCAGAGATGCCATAGAACTGGCGCACCAACAACCAGAGGCCAGTGAGATTACGCAGAAATGCCACCACTCCATCGCCTCGCATAAAACAAGGAGATCCATTATGGATAAACGTTACGAAGACCCAACCATTGCCAAGATATATCTGACTTGGCGCAACAGGCAGAACATGGTTCGCGCTGAAGCAAAGCTGGTGTTGCAGATTAAAGCAATCTGCCGCAGCTTTCGTGACGGCGACATCAAGGAAGCCAATAAGCTATTTGCTCAACTAAAGAGGGGCGAAGGCACAATGGATGAATATGCTGCAACAAAGCCACTATTTGAGGCAAGGCAGCCGCTCTTAGAAAGCCGCGCCGAGTTTGAAAAATGGCTTGTGGGGCTGGCGAAGGAGCTGCCAGTATCAACGTTTGTCGATAAGGTAAAAGGCTTTGGCCATCTTGGATTGGCGGGCATTGTTGGCGAGGTGGGCGACTTTATGGAATACGAAAAGGAGCTTGACGGTATATACAAGCGCGCTGGGCTTGCCGTGATAGATGGCCAGAGGCAACGCAAATGCAGCAATGCGGAGATGGCACTGGCGCATGGATATAGCCCGTCACGTCATTCGGTGTTCTGGACGATTGGCGACAGCCTGCTCAAGAGCCAAGGCAAAGAAGAAAACGCTGGCCCGTATCGCAGGATATATGACACGCGCAAAACGCTTGAGCGCGAGCGTGTGGATAGCGATGGCCACGCGCATAATCGTGCAATGCGATACATGACAAAGAAGCTGGTGCGTGATTTATTTGTAGAATGGAAAGCAGCATGATTAAAACAACATGGGTTGCCCTGATGGTATTCTCATCGCCATATGAATGCGCAGATTTTATTGAAAAATATGAGGCAAATTTATACGGGCCGGTGCAATGCGTTATCCAGCGAGAAAAATCAAACACCGTTCGCCCCAAGCGCAAGCCAACACAGGAGAATAACAATGGCTAAATGGGATCTATCGAAACTAGAAAATAGCGCCAGCGTTGGCGCGTATATCGACGAGGATAGCAGCACGCCGACGCAGCCAACGCCGCTGATGCTGGTCATGTCGATCAGGCGCAAGGCAGACATCATGCGCATGGACGCGGGGCGTGGCCCCGAGCGCCTCACGATCAAGCAGCGCGCCGAAGAAATCATGGCGCTCTGCGAGATGCTGGAGAAGCGGCTATGACGGAACATATGACACCGCTGGAGCGTTGGAAGGAGCTGGCGATCATCGAGAACGCGCGCATGAAGCGCAGGCTGATTGGCCGCGACGACATGCACGCATATGCCCACAAGCCGTGGCCGCTGGAGAAGCTGCGCAAGGAGATCAAGCGCTGCCTGAGCAGGCATGACGAGCTGTCGGTGGGCGACTTGTGCAGCATGATCGAGCAGGACGCCGTGCATATCGACATTGGGCTGAAGACCATGCGGGAGCGGCGCACAATCATTAAAACGTCGTTTATTGAGGGCCAGCAACTGTACCGGCTGCGCACGCAGGAAGAGTTCGCGTTTTAATGCTAATAAAGCTCACAGATAAGGATATGGCTGATTGCCGCCAAAGCGCTAATTTGCGTTCAACACTTGCGCGGGCCAGCGGTATAGTAAATCAGCAACGCGATACGCGCAGCGGCGTTGATCTGGATTTCCTTGGCATACGATCAGAGGTTGCTGTCGCCAAGCTTTATGACGTTTCATATAACCCCAACACGCTGGGCGTGGATGACGGCGTTGATCTATGGCTTGGCGAAATAAGCATAGACGTGAAATCTACGTTTTACCCGACAGGCCAGCTTCTGTTCAAATCGCTTGAGGCATTTAAGTCACGCGCTGCCGTGCTTGTGACAAAGACAGATGACGAAAATGTGATGGATGTTGCTGGTTGCATATCACGTAAGGCATTTGTCGAAAAAGCAATGCAAACTGATTTAGGTAAGGGGAAATGCTTTGTTATGCCGCAAGATCAGCTATGGGGCGTTGAGGAGCTTTGGCGGTCATATAAGTGCGAGCAGCTTTGCCCGTAGTAACATTATGATATTTATAGTATATTCCGGCTGTGGCCAACAGCATCAACGTCGGTCGTGCTGGCGAGTTTCTCGTCGCAGCCGAGCTTGAGCAGCGCGGGATACGCTGCCATCGAGTCGATATGCAGGACGATGACCTATGGGTGAAGTCGGCCAATGGGGATCTATTGACCATGCAAGTGAAGGCGACCATCGAGCCACGCGGTGATCGTAAACGTAAACCGTGCTACATGTTCACACGCGCAAACGGCGATGCGCAAATATTTGCGTATGTGGCTCTGGATATACGATTGTTTATACTGCGCACCGCTCCAACCGGCAAAACGGTACGCATAAAGCCCGCCGATTTTACGCGGCAGGCTATGGATGACAGCATTGATGATATGCTAGGTTAGCCAGTTAAATGCTTGGCGTGTGCGCTCTGCTCGATCATCCAAGCCATGATAGCCGCCGTTGACGCGCTTGGTGATAAGCTTGATCGTTTCGTCATTTACGCCGCCTGCAGCGATATTGAACAAGCCGTTTTTATCGAAGAACCACATGGCTGTTTCAAAGGCGTAGTCTTCCTCAACCAGCGACGGATCTGTCAGCACTTCCGGCAAACGCATGTCATGCGCAAACGACTTATAGTTGTCCTTGCCGGTAAGCTGCAGGAATCCGCGTCCGATAAAGTTGGCGGCGTCTTCCGGCGTGTCATTGCCCATGCGCCCGACATATACCTTGCTGGCCAGCTTAGCGCCGTTGCGGGCATATGGCTTGGCGCTATCCTCGTCGGGGAAGCGTGACGGCCAGACGCGCATCATGGCTTCCACCGAATAGTTTAGGTTTTCGCGTGTCAGCTTAAACCCGCCGCTTTCGTGGCCTGCCTGACCCAGAAGGTGCGCAGCCTTAACGCGGTCAAGCCCGTAGTGCTTCGTGATTGCACGCGCCGTATTTGGCCCGTATGCGCCATCTGGCTCAACGCCAACCTTTTCCTGCAGCAGCTTTAATGCAACGCTCATTTCTTCAAGCCTTTCATTGTGCGGATGCCAAAGCTGGCGGCGATGGACGCATACATGCCCCACTGCACCCAGAGCGGCGTTGTTTCAAGATTGGCGAAACCCTCGGCCATTACGTCCTGCATGGACGGCACAAAATTCATGCACAATATGGCCACGAAAACGATTGTCCACAGCTCATCCTTCCAAGAATCCTTTGATGCTTCTATTGCTGACTGCTCCCAATCCATCTCGCCGGTTGCCTGCTTTAGCTTGATCTCGGCATTCGCTTTCTGGATTGCCGTCTTGCCGTCGAGGTAGCTTGTCGCCAGCCCGCCAACTGCGCCTATAATTTGGCCAATCATTTCTCAGAACCCAGCCACACGGCAAAAGCACCAGTCATAGCACCGGCAACAACGCTAATAAGCGCACTCTGCTGCGTGCTAAGGTCAGGCTGCGTCAGCGCCCACTCGATGCAGCGTATATACATAATCGTCATCACGGCCATCATCAGGCGCGGCATGATCTTATATTCCAAAAGCTTTTCCATCTTACACCTCTATGTTGATGTTTGTGCCTTGCGGCCTGTCAGCAGTGGTCTTGGTGCCAAACCTATCATAAGCCTTGCCTAAGTCCAACTTCTGCTCCCTGAGCGCCTCCAGATGCGTGTGGTTGGCCCTGTGTTGCTTAGCCACCATCTGCTCAGCCAGATGCGTTTCTATGCGCTCACGCGTCTGCGTTTGCTGGTGTATGTCGCTGCCTACGTTAAACGGTGCGCTGCCTATGCCTGA